TGGAATTGAAATAGAGGAAACTCTTGATATTCTTGAAACAGAAGAAGAAGATACAACAGATTGGAAAGCAGAAGCGCAGACACTTAGAGATAAAGCTATTGCACAACGAGAACGAACAAGACTTCTTAAACAGGAGCTTGCAGACACTAAAAGGGCAGTAGGTATCGCTAGTAAAACAAAAACAAACGATTTAGACGAAACACAGTTGGATTATCTTGACTTAAAAGGCATTTCTGAAGAAGACGATATCAAAATTCTCTCAAGACACGTTCAAAGAACGGGAGAGACAATAAGGCAAGCCTTAAAAGATGAATACGTCATATCTAAGTTAGCAGCTAATACACAAGCAAGAGAAGTCAAAGGTGCTATACCAAGTGCAACAAAGCGAGGTGGCAATCAAGTTAATGATATAGCTTCAGCAGTTGCAAGGTTTGACCAAACAGGCGAGTTACCATCAGATTTCAAATTACGTTCCGAAGTAGTGAACGCTATATCTGACAAGGGACACGCAAAAAAACCATCTTGGGGATAGTCTAAGCCGTTTGATTATTAAAACTAATTAAACATAATGGCAAATACAATTATTTATCAAGCATTGTGGGAAAACAAGCTCGCTCAGCGTCTTGACAAGCCACAGAACTGGAAAGAAGTTAACGATGTAGTCTACACAGACACACAGGCATACAACTTTCCTTTGGTTGCAGCAGCAAACGAACCAGCAGTTGTTACTCTTACAAACACAGCAGCAGGTCGTTCAACTCTATCTAACGTCATTCCTTTTATTGACGTTACAGAGACAAACCAGACTTTGACAATCATCACAGCAGAAATTGATTCTGTATATCTTGATTACGCTGACCAAGCTCAATCCAACTACGCTAAAATGGCGGAAATGGGAACACTTCTTGGAAAGAAAATCGGAGAACGCGCAGAAACAATCTCTCTTGGTAACCACGCAAACTGGACTAACATCGGAGATACTGGAGGAGGTGCAGTTGGACTTTCAACAACAGCTCTAACAGTTTCAGCAAACAACGTAGACGACATTGTACGAGGTATCATTGAACAGATTTACACAGCAAACGGCTTTAATCTTTACAAAGAAAATGGTGCATTCGTAGAATGGAGACCAGCAGATTGGACTTTTATGGTTCAATTCATGCAGGCAAACGGATTCAACATGGCTGACGCTGCCCTAAAATCAGGTGGTTCAATCGGTGTTGATTACCTTGGTATTTACCACTACGTTTCAACAGCACACGCAGCAGGTCACTTGTTTGCAGGTGTAAGAGGAGTACAAAAGTTTGGTATTCTAAAAAGCACTTATGGACGAACTTATGTAAATGAAATGCCAGCTTCTTCAACAGCTGGGTCGCTTTCAGGTACACAAATTCACACTCGTCTAGATTACGGACTACTTGTGCCAACAAACCTTCTTCCAACACTTTACGACATTAACGTAGCCTAAGTATTATTAACTAATTAAAAAATACTATGGGAGCAACATCAGATTACGCAGCAGACTTATCAAGACAAATTGCAGCTAACAATCCAGCAGGAGCATTACTATCAGTTGCTAAGGCAATTTATAGTTTTGGAACTGACGGAGGTGTTATTGGACTTATTACACCTAGACTAACAGCGTCACTTCCAAAGAACGCAGTTATTGTTGCAGGAACAGTAAATTCAACAACAGCAGTTACATCAGCAGGTGCAGCCACACTAGCAGTAGGAACATCAGCAGGTTCATCAGCAACAGCATTACTTGCAGCAACAGCAAAAGCAACACTATCAGCAAACGCACTTGTAAACGCAGTGCCTGTATTTGCAACACCAGTGAAACTTTCAGCAGCAGGACTAGTAACAGTTACTGTTGGTACAGCAGCTCTTACAGCAGGAGTAGTAGAGATTACTCTTTTCTACTTTGTAGCTAACTCTTAGTTTGTTTTTATATTCAACCCTTTTATGAGGGTTGGGTTATGAAAGCAAAAGAACAACCAAAAGTAATAATTGCAGTACCTATTGCAGACTCAGGTGTAATGAAAGCACTGACTGCTCATGCTATTGGTTGCACTATTATTCAAAACGCACCTATCATTAAAGACTATTTAATTCGTGTATCTTGCGATATTGTTTCATCAAGAACATGGCTAGTGAACGAAGCAATAAAAAACGGAGGTACTCATATCTTATTTGTTGATTCAGATATGCAATTTATGATGTCATCTCTTGAAAGACTATTGGCACACAACAAGGAAATTGTGGGAACAGAATATAACAAACGCAAGTTCCCATTGGAGGGTGTATTCAAGCCTATGACAGAACGCAAAGAGACAGAACTTTACGAAGCTAACTATGCAGGCATGGGACTTATGCTAATCAAGTTATCTATCTTCCAAGACCCTAAGTTTGGTATTGGAGAAGATGGCAAGAGGAACGCATGGTTCAATTTTGGCAGAGACAGTCAGGGAGCATTGGCGATGGGCGAAGATGCATGGTTTTCAAACGTAGCAAGAGACGCAGGATATAAGACATATATAGACCCAACAATTAAAGTATTTCATTTAGGCGAGTTTGGTTATTAAAATAATTATATAAAACAATGGTATTTAGCGACACAATAAACAATACAGGAATGGTTCAACAAGTAAGAGACTTGATGCGTGTAGACGCAAACCAATGGTCTACTCAAAAGATTGCTAACTCAACAAATAATTACCATGACCTAGTAACAGGATTTGCTATCGGTGCAGATTCGCGCTTTCAATGGGACGACACTAACCACACAAAACTTCCTATCGGTACAACTAACCTTGTGGGAAGTCAGTCAGACTATTCTTTTCTTACAGACGAACAAGGCAACAGCATTGTGACACTTACTAGAATTGATATGCTTACTTCAACAGGTGTGTATACACAACTTATGGAAATAGACCAAAAAGACCTTGAAGGCTTTGGACTAGACCAGTTGCAGATTTATCCAGCTATGCCACTTTACTATGACAAGATTGCAGATAACATCATCAGACTATATCCAAAACCAACAACATCTGTAACAGCTGGACTAAAGTTTTACTTTCAACGAACAGGCTCATACGTTACAGCATCAGACACTACAAAAGCATTTGGTGTATCTCCTTTAATTCATAGGGGATATGTCATCGCGGCAGCTTACGATGGCGCAATAAGTCTTGGATTGCCAAATGTAAACCTTTTGGCAGCAGAATATCAGAGGGAGGAAATAAAGATGAAACGATATTTTGCAGACAGAAACCAAGATTTTGACAATAAATTAACAATGAAGACTATCCGTTTCCGATAATATGGCAATAACAAACGTATCAAAACCAGTAACAGTCCTTGCAAATAACATGAAGGTTTCTATTGGTGAGACATGGGCAACAATTACAACAACATGGGCAACAGAGACACGAACATGGCTTGCAGTATCTCAACTATTTACAAACACAACAAAGCCAACGACATCTATTACAAACACAAATAAACCAGCATAATATATGGCAACAATAACAACAGTCGCATCAGGTGACCTAATAACAAATAGCAGGACAGACTTAAACAATAACTTTGCTAACCTTAATAGTGACAAGATAGAGACATCATATATTGATACAGATACTACACTTGCAGCTAATTCAGATACTAAGATTGCTACTCAAAAAGCTGTTAAAACTTATGTAGATGCAGGAGGTAACGTAAATGCTTCAACAACAACCAAGGGTATTGTAGAAGAAGCAACACAAGCAGAAGTAGATGCTGGTACAGCAACAGGAGGAACGGGAGCAAGGTTATTTGTTAATCCAAGTACAATTTCTGTAACATCTCAAAATATAGGAGATGCTGCTGATGGAAATGTTACCATAACTTCTGGTACAACAACTTTAGTTAAGGATATGTATTATGGTACTTTGACTGTAAATAGCACTGGAGTATTAAAAACAGCTGGATATAGAATCTATGCACGAAATGTTGTTATTGATTCAACTTCTGGTGCAAATATAAACCACAACGGAAATGATGGAGGTGCTGGGGGTAACACTGGAGGAGGTGGAAGTACAGGAGGAAGTGCTGGTGCTGCACCAGCTGGAGTAACAGTTCCTGCGGGATTGATTGGTATTGTTGGAGCAGTAACATCAGCATTAGGTAACGATGGAACAGTTAGTGCATCAACTACAAACTCAATGGGTTCAAGAGGTGGTAATGGTGGTAATGGTGGTAAAGGTGATTCTGCTAGTCCAGCAAAAACTGGTGGAGTTTCTGGTACTGTTACAGCTTCAGCAAATAAACTTGCAATCTTGCCAGAAGCAGCAATTCTAGCAACAACTTATCCAACTTACACAATATTGACTGGTTCTACTGCTGGAGCTTCAGGTGCATCAGTTGGAACAAACAACGGAATTAACGGTTGTTCAGGAGGAGGTTCTGGTTCATCAGGAGGTGTTGTTTGGATTGCTTCTAATATAATCAACCTTACAGGAACTGCTTGTATTCAATCTAAAGGAGGAGCTGGGGGTAAAGGTGGTAATAGTTTACACACTGCTTCTGCTGGAGCGGGTGGGGGTGGTGGTGGGGGTGGTGGTGAAGTTGTGCTTATTGCCCGAACATTTTCAGGAACAGGCACAGTAGATGTTTCAGGAGGTACAGGTGGTGCAAAAGGAGATAATCCATCTATTTATCAAGACGGAACTGCTGGTGCAAACGGAACTATTGGTATTGTTTACAGAGTAAATATTTAACATGGCAAAAACACTAGAAATAAATATTAATCAGTTTAACGGAGGAGTTAGTGATGACCCACGTCAAATTGCACTAAATTCATTTAGAATATCAAAACACTTTGATATTTTTAGTGATGCTCACAAGCTATCACCATATCGCTCACTAGAAGCAGATACCGCAACTTCTGTATCTTCTACTGACTTAAAGCAATATGTTGCACAAGATTTTGTATATGCTTCTGCATCATCTAAATTATATGCACTTGGACAAACAGGAGGAGGACTTACAAAAATACTACAAAAAGCAGACGCAACTACTGGTCTATGGACTACACCTGCTACTTCTGAAGGCAACGGAGCTGTTAAAAATGGTTGTCTTGTAGAATACAAAGACTATCTATGGGGTTTCCAAGGCACAACACAAGTATTCAAATGGGGACTTCTTTCAGGCACACCGAGTATCACAAACACAGCAGGAACAGTTGGTACTATTACCTCAGTAGCACAAGGAGTTATTGCAAAAGATGACAACCTATATCTTCCATACAACAACAAAATTGCCAGAGTTACAGCAGGAGGTACAGTCAATGATGCCGTACTTACACTTCCAACTAACTTCAAAATTACTTCAATAGCAAACTATGGAAATTATCTAGCAGTTGCCTGCGCGCCTATTTCAACCTTTAATGGTGTATCAAAGGTCTTCTTGTGGAACTTAACCGCAACTGACGTTCAGGAAGCGATTGACTGGGGAGAGGGAGAACTTAGAATACTTGAAACTATTGAAGGCTATCTTGTTGGAGTAACAGACAGATACCTAAACAACACAACAGGAGCTGGTAAAGGTTCAATGATTATCCAACTGTATCAAGGAGGTTCACCACAAGTAGTTAAAGAAGTATTTACACAAGCACTTACAGGTAAGACAATGCCACTTTCAAAGTCTGTTAAAAACAACAGAGTATTCTTTTCAGCAAAGATAATGACTAACTCAACGGGAACAGAATATAACGAAGGTATATGGAGCTTTGGTAGAAAGAACGCAAGTTATCCATTTGCTTTAACCTTAGATGTTGTTTGCGAAGAAGCAAATACAAGTGGTATT